TGGATGGTGATCTACGACGGGATCAACAGGCACATGGTTGAATACCAAGAGTGCGGTGGATATTGCGAGCCTCAAGACCCGCCAGTGAGGAACAAATAATGCCTATGGGACATCATAGAAGCGGCAAGCCTCAAGTGTGGAATGGTTCAGGAATGGCCAGTTTGAGTCCATCACAGCGCCGCAAGGCGATGGAGAATGCAGCGGATCGCGCTCGTGAACAGCGAACCGGGTGGCCTAGCAGCGTCCAACGAGAAGGCGAGGAGAACAAGCACACCTATCGTCTGGCTGATGCAGAGTGGGCAAAGAGAATGGCTGCGAGTAAATTGAGATGCTAAAAGTATTAGATTTGTTTAGCGGCATTGGTGGGTTTAGCCTTGGATTAGAGCGTACAGGTGGATTTAAAACCGTTGCGTTTTGCGAGATTGAAGAATACCCACGTCGCATTTTAGCAAAGCATTGGCCTGATGTGCCAATTTATGAGGATGTGAAGGAATTAACACATGAGCGATTGGAAGCAGATGGACTTGGAAGAATTGACCTCATCTGCGGGGGATACCCGTGCCAGCCATTTAGTCATGCCGGGGAGCGACGAGGCGCGGAAGATGACCGTTACCTCTGGCCAGAAGTTAAAAGGCTCATGGCTACCGTCCGGCCCCGTTGGGGATTGTTTGAGAACGTTGCTGGACACGTCAGCATGGGCCTCGACGAAGTGCTATCTGACTTGGAAGCAGAAGGCTACACCGGGTTCCCGGTTGTTGTTCCAGCTTGCGCCGTCAATGCCTCGCACAGACGCGACAGGGTGTGGATTTTGGCCCACCGCTCGGAGTTGCAGTGCGATGGCGGCGGAGAATATTCAGAACAGAGTAAACGACAAGTTTCCCAATTTAGAGACAATGGTTGCGAGGAGTTTATGGCCGACGCCGGATGCGTCAATAAGCAAGGACACTCCATTCAAACACCAGAAAGAAAAAGTAGAAAAGGCGCAGAAGGGGGAACGAAACAGTCAAATCGGATCAATCTTGGCCTGGGACAAGAGGATTATAAGAGAAGCAGAGCAAACTCAGAACATGGAGCGCGGTGGCTCACTGAACCCGACGTGGGTCGAGTGGCTCATGGGGTTCCCAAGCGGGTGGACAGACTTAAAGGACTAGGCAACGCGGTTGTTCCGCAAATACCAGAGATAATTGGCAACGCGATATTGGAGGCAGAAACATGATATTATCTATAGTCAGCATCATCGAAGAATGGGCAAAACGCATGGCTGAAAGTAAATCAAGATGACTAACGAAATCTCAAAGATTATTGACGAGCTTATCAACGAAGATTCTCGGAATGCGAGGGAGATCGCTGAAGCGGCAAACATTTCCTCACAGCTTTTATCTTCATATCGCAACGCTCGACCGTTCAACTATCGCAGTCAGCCGTGGCAGAAGCTACAAGCGGTGCTGTCTGTTCTAGGCTATGAGTTGGAGATAATGAAGATACACAACCCAAAGCAAGACGCGCTGGATAAGGCGTGGGAGAACTTCGAAGGCGCGGGGGCAGAGCTATGATCTATGTCGCATACGTTTTTGCATACCTGATTATCGGCGCAATTACACTGCGGGTTGGGGAGTGGCACTTTAGAGAAAAAATTCAGCTTGAAATAGCGATGATGTCCGTTTGTCTTTGGCCTATCGCTTGGGTTTTGGTGATATTTTTTGGGGTTATGAAAATCTTAATCCCTGACATTCTTGATCGTGATCTGCCACGGCACGGCCCGCCATCTGACTTTTACAAGAAGGAGCAGGATAAATGACATGGTTTTGGACATCAAACTTTGTTTGCCTTGTGAGGCGTGTCACCGGGCGGGTCGACAGCTACCTATGGTCAAAGCAGACATCGGCTATAAAGGGCCGGAGAACGTCTACGCGGTCTACTCAAGGATAATTAATGCACAGAGTAGTCTTCACCAAAGGCCTCCTGCAAGTATGTAAATTTGGCAAGCTCAAGCAGCAAAATCACCGATTCACTGTGATGTAAATTTCCTCTCATGTATAGGGAGCCATCTTCTTTATCCCAGCCCACCACTATGCAGGATTCAAAAAGCCCTGTAGAACCCTCTAAAATTTCGTCGGCAGTTATGTCTGATGGGAATTTAACTACGTTGTCTGTCATAATAAAAATAACTTTCGTTCTACGGCTCTACGTTTAACCAGACCTAGCAAAACCTTTCCCCCAGCTTTACGCCATTTGGGGAACTCATCTGCCGCGCCCTCGTAATCTCCACGGTTTAGTTTAGATCGGAGGGTTGAGGATTGCAATCGGCCAGAGCCTAGATTAAAGGTAAAGCTCACTAGAGCGTCAAACTGGTTTTGAGTTAGTGCTACCCGAACAAGCCGTCGAACGGATCGTTCCACACTTTGCAACTCCTGCGCCAGAAGTGCTTCACCTTCTTCCAAGGATATTGAACAATGGGCCATAGTAATCCTTTTATGATCGAAGCCATAAGTAGCGCCATAGCCAATGGTAGCGACGTTAGCCGGGCAAAGATACGGGTCAGGGCTGAAGCCCTCAAAGTGTTTGATAATTTCAAGACCGGGCTTCCCTGTTCTCACGTCTGTTGCTTACGATTAAAAGTGCGTGATCCAAACCAAAATGAAATTACTGCCGCCCAGATGCCGACGATCTCATCAGACCAGACCAGCGAATACATATCGGTATCGATGTAGCCAAACGCCAGCAATAATGTCAGGGCCATAAATTCAATGAACAAGAGGTAGGTTATAAACGGACGCACGCTGGCAGCTAAGTCGGTAATCCATTGAGACGATTGTTTCGTGAGAGATGTCTGGCTTTTTAACAGTGCCTCAGTCTCACGTATGTCTGCCTCGACGTGAACCATGTCTAGCTTCTGGTTGCCGATCTGAATTTGTTGCTCTAGTTGTTTATCCATAAGTTGTAGCTCGTGTGCCTTGTCCTGACGGTCTTGGAAATAATCCATGACTTTAGGAAGAAACGACGTGCCAAAACCTAAAAGTGAGCCGAGTAAACTAATCATTTTATACCTCGTATATTTTCCCGCGAAATTCTATCATGCCCTCGTCAATAACGTGGAACACTTCCGGCCACATTAGGCGACCATCAACGAATGTTAAAGCTGCAAAGCCTGACCGCCAGTTGCGAGGCGTGTCCATAGCGTATTGGAACTGCGGCCCCCAAGGGTGTGCCATTGTGCCAGTGTCTACACCGTAGCGAGTTCCGTTGTAATCAGAGTAAGGAGTTACTTTAAGCGAATGTAGATGACCTGTAACCATACTTTTGCCTGATCCAGCAGTGTTGTTATGGGTCGCATGGACGCCACCTTTCCAACGGTGCATGATAACCGTCTCATCATTAAGCCAAAGCGACCAGCAATGTATCCAGTCTGGAAAGCTGTCGCTAAGATGAAGTCCTGCAACGCCAGCAAACTCCGGTGCCACAGACGCGAGACGGGCCTCAAATCTGGCATCGTGATTTCCAAGCGTCCAGACAAGTTTTGCACCCTTCGCCGCTGATTGTATCTCCCCAAGCCTTTCCGTACACGCATTGATCTCCTCCTCTACAGTTGGTGTGGATTCCCATCCGTTTGGTGGGTGACGGCTGACACTAGCGCCGTCAAAGGCGTCACCGTTCATTACCACGATCTTAGGCTTGAGCATTTCACAAGCCATGACAAACCCTCTGTGTGCCGTAGACACGATGTCAGGCCAATAGTGTGCATCACTGCCCACCAGCACGACGCCGTTCTCAATGTCCATTGTCTGACGGTTAGGATGATATTCGGTTGGGACGGCGGAAGGGGAATGAATAGGCTTGTCGTATTTCTTCTCAAGCCGTCTCCTTCGACCTAACACAGCACGAACATTGATTCCAAGTTTTCTTGCTGTTTGTGCTGCCCCAAATTGTGTGAACAACCCAATAAAATCTTCATTAGAACAAACAGGTGTCGGCATGCCCAGTCTCCTTAAATCGGTTGCTTCAAGCCGTAGGGACGACCTTGTAGCAGCGCGGCCATTACTTGAACCGGAATCTTTTCCGTATTATCGATGCAGTCCCCAGTAATCCAAGCAACCAGCATCCAAGGTGCTTGAGGGGTATACCAGATTGCAACCTTGTCTGCCACCCTTTGAGACTGTGGTGGGGTTTCGTTGTACGCAGAAACAAACGCTTGGGCCTCACCGTTTTCTAAAACCCGCTCCAGTAACTGATTTGAATTGCGCCGCAGCGTGTCTTCTCGCCATATCTCATATCTAGCAAATAATCCATTTGCGCATTCCGCGTTCGTAACGCCACACAAAATTAAGCCAAATGAAAAGACGATTATCGCGCAGACGTATTTCATTTTCTTTTAGACTTCCACTCAGCCCACACGATCTTCAGCCTAATAATCACCGCCACTAATGTGACTAGCCCAACTGCGATACTAATTCCGCCATCAAAGAAATCCATCCATGTCAGACTGATGGCTGGCACGATGACGGCAATGTCGGCTGCAATTTTGTCTTTCATTTCGGGTGGCTCCCGTTGTGCATTTTGTACATCCGCTCAGAACTCTCGCGCAGATACGTTAATTCTTTCTTAACTTCTGCAATTTCTCGCGACTGTTTGTCGAGGTTCGCTGGTGATAGTATATGACCTAGTACGCCTACCTGATGTTTAAACACCGCCGATCCACTCTCAATAGTATCAAGCCTCGTGTTAATAGTTTCCATTTCTTTTTGAATAGCCTTTAGGTCTTCAATCACACGGGAAAGCTGTGATTTCACCACTGCGAACGCCCCAGCCAAAGTTGCAATAAGGCTGATAAACTGTACTAACTCACGGGTTCCTAGTTCCATAGTTTAGCCCCTGCCCGGTTG